CTAAGTTCTTCGGGGTTAACGTAGTCTTTACCATGATACAGAGTCAAACTTAAAAGCAATAGTAAAACGTGGCTGCGTTCTAAACGAAGTTGCTTTATGTACTAACCTAGCATCAAACATAACTGCACGACCAGGACGGGGTAAGACTGAGTGGATACAATGATTAGCCCCTAAGAACTGAGTTTCTCCCCCTTCGTTTATTGACGTTTCTGGGTTAACGTAGATTAAAACCGTAATACCTTGGTCGCCATCAGAATGAAAGTAAGGATTTTCAGTTGGAGCAAAATAATTAATGTAGGACCTAAAAGGAACGTGACCTACAAGTTTAGGAAAAGCTTGGTAAGTAGGAATAAGGAGTTCTTTTAATAAATAAGAGTCACTAGGAAAATTGTAAACCATGCCATTAGGAGGAAACTCATCAGTATCAGACTCGCCGTACGTATAAGCGTACGCTTTTATCTCAGCATATACCTTGTTTGCTTGGAAAGACGTCAAAAAATTATCAGATATGAGTAAGTTCATTTAGACATTCTACCAAAAGACTATGCAAATTAGATGAAACTAGGTTAAAATAGTTAAATAAGCTGCATAAAATTTCAAAAGGTGTAATCAGCGACACATGCAAGACCAAAAAGTCCAAGAAAATCAACAAGATAAACCCAATAACGACGTTGTTATTGTGCCTTTTATCGAAGAAAACATACCGATACCCAAGAATGCAAGAGAAGCCCTACCAAGTATGACCTCGGAAGACGAAGTTATGCTGAGAGCGCAAACTATTAAAGAAGTAAGTGACATTATGGGTGAAGAAATTGTACCAAACGCAAAAAATATTAAAGAAGCTGAGGATTTAGCACGCAAAATGGTAGAAAACCCAGGCCTAAAACAAGAATACGGCATATATGCTAATGAAACTGTGGCTTACTTAGGTGGCTTAGTAGGAACTTACAACCACATGATTGTAAAAGACCTAGCTGATTTGAAGTTATTCGTAGTAAACAAGCTAGTAGAACTTGTACATCACAAAGATAGTAATATAAAAGAACAAATTACAGCGTTAAGATCTATCGGTGAAGTCGATGGCATAGATGCGTTTAAAAAGAAGACAGAAGTTGTGCATAAAATGGAGACGATGGAAGAAGTTGAGACCGAGTTACTATCCATGCTAAAAGAATTAAAAGCGAAAGCATTACTAAAGCCTAAGTCAGAAACGATAGATGCAGAAATTGTAGAAGATGACCGAGACGACACCGAAACTGACGAGTAAAGATATCGAGGAGTTGCAAAGTTTAATCGGAGTGGCAGAAGGTCCGGACAAAATTAAACTTCAAAAACTTCTTAAAACTTATAAGAGCAAAGTTGTCGAGAAATCGGGCAAAGAAACTTTTTTAGATTTTATACAACATGTATACCCAGGTTATATTATAGGAGAGCATCATAGAAAACTCGCACAAATATTTGAAGACATTGCCAATGGAATTAAAAAAAGAGTTATTGTTAACATTGCGCCACGTCACGGAAAGTCAGAGCTTATATCTTACTTGGCACCGGCATGGTTTCTTGGCAAGTACCCACATAAAAAGATTATTATGGCATCTCACACTGCTGATCTTGCAGTTAACTTTGGTCGTCGTGTCCGTAACCTTGTGGGGTCTGATGCGTATAAAGATGTATTTCCGCAAGTAGAACTACAAGCTGATAGTAAATCGGCATCACGATGGGGGACAAACTTTAATGGAGAATATTTTGCAATTGGTGTGGGTGGTGCCCTCGCTGGTCGCGGGGCTGATTTGTTTATCATTGATGACCCACACTCTGAACAGGATGCTAAGCTTGGACGAGCTGATGTATTTAAGCCTGCTTGGGAGTGGTTTCAGTCTGGCCCTCTTCAACGTCTTATGCCGGGTGGCGCGATTATTGTAGTGATGACTCGGTGGTCTAAGTTAGACTTGACTGGTGAGATTGTGAACCAGATGGTGAAACAAGAAGGTGTAGACGAGTGGGAAGTAGTAGAGTTCCCAGCTATTATTGAGAATAAACAAGGTGAAGAAGAATCACTCTGGCCTGAATTCTGGCCACTCAAAGAACTCTTAGCAAAGAAAGCGGCGTTAGATGTTCGGTACTGGAACGCACAATATTTACAAAACCCAGTATCAGAAGAAGGTGCTTTAATCAAAAGAGAGTGGTGGAAGATATGGGAAGAAGAGAATCCTCCTCAATGTGAGTTTACCATTATGTCTCTAGATGCTGCACAGGAAGCGACAAACAGAGCAGACTATAATGCTTTAACGACTTGGGGTGTCTTTTTTAACGAAGAAACCAATAATTATAATATAATACTATTAAATAGTATTAAGCAACGACTAGAGTTCCCAGAGTTAAAAGAGCTTTGTATACAAGAGTATAAAGAGTGGGAACCAGATGCATTTTTAGTAGAAAAGAAATCTAACGGCGCTGCACTCTATCAAGAGTTTAGACGGATGGGTATTCCTGTCGGTGAATTTACGCCAGGTAAAGGCCAAGATAAAATCAGTCGAGTAAATGCCGTGTCAGATCTATTTAGAAGTGGTATAGTGTGGGCTCCGGATAGACGATGGGCACATGAGGTTATAGAAGAGTGCAACGACTTTCCAAGTGGAGCAAATGATGACTTGGTTGATAGCACAACATTAGCATTGATGCGGTTTAGACAAGGTGGATTTATTAGATTGCCTAGTGATGAACCAGATGATATACCGGGCTTTAAAAGTAATGCACAAAAAAGATTATATTCGATTTGAGAAAATAAATGCTCAATTACGCACAGGCAATACATAAAGATAGTGGAAAACTTATTCAGGTAGCTAATGATATTTATGCTACACCGTTCTGGACAGAACAATTTTGTAATGAATTTGTAGGATACTTAGAAAATAACTACGATTTATTTAGTGTGAATACCGCAGATGTGTATAAGGTTTCAGAAGTAAATACATCTTATTTAAGTAAGATGATGACTATACAAATGCTGAAGCACCATTATAAGTCGTGTATACTAGAAGTTGCTAAATATTTTTTAGAAGAAGATTTTGACGGATATATAGAGCCTTCTATAATAAGATATTCAACTAAAGCAAACGACAGTAATAAATTAGCGCTGCATAATGATACGTCAGGAACATCGTCAATAATAAAATTAAATAATGGATATACAGGGGGAGAAACGGTATTTCCAAGGCAACAATATTCAGCAGCAGATTTACCAGTTGGATACGCACTAATATGGCCCGGGCAAATTACTCACCCCCATAAAGTTAATCCAATAACAGAAGGAACAAAGTATTCATTATCCATATGGACTTACCCTCCTACTTGGAATGCACCAACCGGAATAAATAGAAACGAAATAGTATAAGGATAAATTATGGCAGACATAGATAAAAGTTTAGCACAAGCACCTCAAGGCCTAGAAGAATTAGCGATGGGTCAACCTGACTTAAGTATTGAAATTGAGAATCCAGAATCAGTCACACTTGATGACGGTAGTATGGAGATCACAATCGTTCCAGGTAAAGACGTTGCTGGCGATGAATTCAATGCTAACTTAGCAGACGATTTAGATGAAGGACAACTTACAGAATTATCAGGTGACTTAATTGGTGAATACGATGCCGATATCGCGTCTAGAAAAGATTGGCTAACTACCTATGTAGATGGATTAGAATTATTAGGTCTTAAAGTAGAAGACCGTACCGAACCGTGGCCTGGGGCATGCAATGTGTACCACCCCTTGATGACAGAAGCGCTGGTTAAATTCCAAGCTGAAACTATGATGGAGACATTCCCAGCATCGGGCCCAGTTAAAACACAAATCGTTGGCAAGATTACAACGGACAAAGAACAAGCTGCAGAACGTGTACAAGAAGACATGAACTTTCAGCTTATGGATAAAATGCCTGAGTATAGACCTGAACATGAACGCATGTTATGGGGACTAGGACTAGCAGGTAACGCGTTTAAAAAAGTTTACTATGATCCAAACTTAGAACGCCAAGTTTCTATGTATGTACCCGCTGAGGATATTGTAGTTCCATACGGTGCATCTAATTTAGAAACAGCAGAACGTGTCACACACGTCATGCGCAAGACAAAAAACGAATTAAGAAAATTAATGGTAGCTGGGTTCTATCGTGATGTAGATCTTGGTGAACCATTCTTAGATGTTGACGAAGCAGAGAAAAAGATTGCAGAGAAGTTAGGATTTAATCCTACAGAGGATGACAGATATAAGATCCTTGAAATGCATGTCAATATGGATTTAGAAAATGGGGACTCTGATGATGGTATTGCATTACCATACGTAGTAACTATTGAAAAAGGTACAGGCACGATTTTAGCAATACGTCGTAACTGGAATCCAGATGATAAATTAAAATTAAAACGTCAACACTTTGTTCATTACGGTTACATACCAGGCTTTGGTTTCTATTGCTTCGGTTTAATTCATTTGATAGGTGCTTTCGCCAAATCAGGTACTATGATCTTACGTCAACTTGTTGACGCAGGTACCCTATCAAACTTACCAGGTGGACTTAAATCACGCGGCCTACGTATTAAAGGCGATGATACACCCATTGCACCGGGCGAATTCCGTGACGTAGATGTACCAAGTGGTGCGATCCGCGATAACATTTTAATGTTGCCTTACAAAGAACCTTCACAAGTTTTAAATAGCTTGATGAATCAAATCATCGAAGAAGGTCGTGCGTTTGCTAATGCTGACGGATTAAAAGTTTCAGACATGTCTGCCAACGCTCCAGTCGGTACTACATTAGCTATTCTTGAAAGAACTCTCAAAGTAATGTCAGCTGTACAAGCTCGTATTTACTATGCGATGAAACAAGAATTTAAACTTCTTAAAATTATTATTCGTGATTACACTCCGCAAGAATATTCATACCAACCTGAAGTAGGTGATAGAAGAGCTAAACAATCTGACTATGATAATGTTGATGTAATTCCAGTAAGTGATCCAAATGCAGCAACGATGTCACAGAAAGTTGTGCAGTATCAAGCTGTTATGCAAATGGCTCAACAATATCCACAGATCTATGA